CGCAACTTCACACCCTCCGCACTCACATGCGCCACCTCATACCGCTTCAGGCAGTGCGGACACATAAAATACATCACCTCACCACCATCCTCCCCCGCCTGCGCCTTCACCTCAATCGTAAACTCCTGCGTACATTCATCGCAGCGCACCGGCTTCGGCTTAATTGTGGTTGTGGTTGCGTCCATTTGCATATCCTGATTCTATCACACTATATCCCTTACGTCTACTGTCAGTTAACTGATATCGCTTCTCAATCCACGCCACCACCAACAACAACGCCCGCCGTATCACAATCATAAACTCCCGCATCTCATCCTCAGTCTGCACACCCACCTTCCTCTGCCCTGTAAGGGCCATCTACGTCACCCCACGGGCATCGCCCTGGGTTCAACCAAACATCCTCTCCACCACCTCTCTCCCCACCACCAGACTCGTCACCACCGGAGCCGTCACCCGAAACAACCGATCCGA